CTTGACGCAATTGTCACAATTTCAGTCATCTTTTGGCTTGCCTTATGTTTTGACATGGCGTAGTATAAGCCATCCGTGACTTAACCTCAACCGATGTATAAGAATCCATGAGCAAACAACTTTCCGTTGAAATGATCGAGCCGGGGAAGCTGAAAGGTAATCCCTGGAACACCAATATTGTCTCCCCTGATGCAGAAGTAAAGCTCGAAGCTAGTATCAAACGCTTTGGCATGTTCAAACCAGTTATTGTGCGCGAACTCGCCGACGGCACGCTTCAGATCATCGGCGGAGAGCATCGCGCAGAAGCCGCTGTTCGCATGGGCATGTCACAGGTGCCAGTCATCAATCTCGGTAAAATCGACGACAAAAAAGCCAAAGAACTTTCCCTCGTAGACAACAGTCGATATGGCGCCGACGACACGCTGCAACTTGCCGAACTGCTTGAAGGGCTGGGTAGCGCTGACGAACTGGCGAGTTTCATGCCATACACCGAGAACGACATTGCTTCAATCTTCTCAAGTATCAATATAGCGCTCGACGACTTAGATATTTCGGACGATGACGAAATTGCCCCAAATATTCCGAGCGAGCGACCACTTCAGACGCATCAGATCATGCGCTTCAAGGTTCCTGTAGACGATATTGCCGACATTACGGACATGATCGAGAAGACCATGAAGACCCAAAAATTCACTGAATCGGACAGCCTAACCAACGCCGGTGACGCTCTTGTTTATCTGCTCAAACAACGAGAAAAGTGATATGCCTCATCCGAAGTGCGAGTTCTCAGAGTGTGTTGACTGCATCAATAAGGAGTTCGATCCGTTTCGGTGCGAAACCTGCATTGATGGTAGCAACTTCGAAGACAAAGACGATGATAGCGAAGAGCTGACCTACGCCGAATTCATCGGCTTGTTCAAGGAGGCAGCATGACATTTACGGCACGAACCTTCGCTCGCGACAAAAACGGCGAGCTGCTAAAGTTTGAAGCGAACGAGGTTGAGTCTTGTGACCAGGCAATTGCGATGGTTAAGAAGCTGCCGGCGCAGATCGCGCCCTATGCGTGGTCGACAAAGACTCAAAAGTAACGACAGCGCCTATCGAATATGAAGAACAGGAAAACGCAGCATGAAGAAGCTCAACATCGAAATGTGGGAAATTTCCCGTATCAGTCCTTACGAGCTGAATGCAAAGGTACATGACGACAAACAGGTCGAAAAGATCGCAAAATCTATCACGGAGTTCGGTTGGGACCAGCCTATCGTCGTGGACAAAAATGGCGTGATTATCAAGGGGCATGGTCGGCGCCTGGCAGCAATCAAACTCGGCTTCGAAAAGGTGCCGGTACTGGTCAGAGATGATCTCACGGACGAGCAAGTTCGCGCAGCGCGTCTGGCAGACAATCGCGTCGCCATCGGCAACATCGACTCTGACATTCTGCAACAAGAGCTGGCCTCGCTGAAGTTCGATCTTGATGGCATTTTCGACAAGAAAGAACTGGAGTTCATGAATGCTGACCTTGGTGAAATGAAGACGGACGCCTTCGTGCTGGACCTGGATGCCGAAATCGCACAGCAGTCTGCCGAAACGACGGCCAAAATCGAGCAGACCGACGAGCGCGAAGTAAAGGTCGATAAGGCACTAGGTTTCAAGTCGATCAGAGGCAAGGACGAGCGCTATGTCGTGCGGTTCATGGCGCGGGTTGAAGAAGAGACAGGCAAGGTGGGCGCGGAAGCGTTCGTCGAATTCGTCCGCTCAATCGTTACAACGGAATGATAAGTAATGAGTGACGACTGCTACAAGGGCATTCCTAAGACAGTGCGCATTGGCTGTTACGTGTTTCGCGTCGAAGTTAGCGAGTTCGAGGATTCGGAAGCCGCCGGCACATTCGGTCACATGAACCCAATCAGCCAGAAAATTCGATTGCGTCCAGGCATGACAACACAGAACCTAGCCAATACCTTCATTCACGAGGTTACGCACGGCATTACATGGCTGTATGGCGCCGGCGTTCACACGGGAGGCAATTACGAGGATACCGAAGAGGACTTCGTAACCAAAATCGCCAATGGTCTGTGCGCATTTTGGCAAGACAACCCAAAAGCGGTTACCTGGTGGACAAAAATTTTACGACTAGAGGAATCGGAATGATTTACGTAATCGACAAACGCTTCCATACCGAAGTTGAGCGCTCCGACCGCGTTCTGGAGATCGCGGAAGCGTTTGGCCTGGGCCTGGACGACAAAGAATTCGTCGTATTCGATAATCAAGAGCTTGAGATTCAACAAGGCGACGTGGTTTACATCACGGGACAGTCCGGCTCGGGCAAATCTACCGTGCTGCGCGAGCTGGCGGCCAAGATGGAAGAAGACGGTCTGGATGTGGTAAACATTGACGACGTGGAGTTGTTGGACAAGCCACTAATTGACCAGATCGGCAAAAATACCTCCGAGGCATTGAACATACTGTCGATTGCCGGTCTGAATGATGCCTACCTGTTCATTCGCAAGCCGCAAGAATTGTCTGACGGCCAGCGCTACCGCTTCAAGCTCGCCAAGATCATTGAAAGTGGCGCCGGTGTGTGGATCGCTGACGAGTTTCTTGCGGTGCTGGACCGCACGACGGCCAAAGTCATCGCCTTCAATTTGCAGAAGGTTGCCCGAAAGGTTGGTGCAACGCTAATGGTGGCGACGACTCATACCGACATGGTGTGGGATCTCGCGCCTAATTTGTATGTTGAAAAACGCTACCGCGAGAAGATCGAAATCGTGCATTCTCCCGAAGGATATAAGCCAGTATGAATACGCTGATCGTTGCGATTGTAATGTGGTGGCGCTCTCTATGGGATGACGATGACCATGATGACCACGGTGGCGGCACGCCGCCACCACTATCGAACACCGATGCATGGACGTTTCATGCTACTAAAACACATGCTTGAGTACGTTCGCATGACACATACGCTCGCCGACTACTTCACGATGTTTTGCAGTAACTTCTTCGTGGTGTTTCTGCTTGGCCTTCAGTCGAAAAACGTGAATCAGGGCATGTACCTGGCCGCAATCACCACGTCGTTCGGCATCAGCATCGCCAACTTCGTCTTCGTGAAATATGCGGCTGTTGGCTCATACGACGTTTTTGCCGTCTGCGCTGCCGGCGGCATGGCTGGTATCGCCTTCAGTATTTGGTTTTACAAACATTTTTTTGAAAGGAAAAGACATGGCAAGTACAACCCCGCGTGATGTAGCTCAGAAGATCGGCGGCAATGGGGCAAAAATGCCCGCAGACATCGCCAAACAGCTAAATGACAAGATGGGTAAGCCCCTTGACATTGGACGCACCAAAACGCCCCTGGAGCAGTCTGGCAACGTACTGCCGCCGCTCAAGAAGGGCAAGTGACATGATCGTCGAAAGACGCGAGACGCCGGCGAGTCACACGCTGTCGCTTTTGCCAGAAATGTACGTTGAGCGCGGCACGAAGAAAGACTGGGACCTGCTGCACGAACTGCACTACAAGGCTGAGAATCTGGGCATCGGGCCGAAGATTTTTCGCTGCGTGCTTGACGGTCGAACGATTGGCGTTGGCGTCATGACGGTTCCGAAGATGTTGCTATCTGGCCGTAACGAGTTGTTCACGCATTTGCGCCCTAACGTCGATGGTCGCGACACCAAACTCATCAACAAGTATCGTGCAGAGTGGATCAACGCGCACGCCTGTACAAACTCGCGTCTGGTGCTGGACACCATGTATCGCGGCGCCGGTATTGCATACCGCATGCAAAACCTTATGATGCGAATGACTGGCTGCAAGCTGGTGGAGTTTCAGTCCTCGATGTCGAAATTCAATCCGTTTGCAGCCAAAGCTGGCGTGCGCTTCACGAAGCCACGTCGCTCAAGCAACTACGAACGTGGTCTGGCGTGGTTCCGACGCTGGTTTGAGTCCATTCCGACAGACTTCGTGGGCGTGATGAGTGAAATTGATGACATGCCGCCGACAGTGCGCAACAAGTGCATCGCCGAAATGCGAAAGTTCTACTACGACTTCTCCTCAATGGAGAAATCGGGCGATAATCGCATGAATGGCACCAGGCGCGTAGATGCACTGACGATAGACAAGCTCCTGAAAAACCTTCAGCAATTGGTGTTCGCTAGTCCACTCTATGGCGTCTACGTGAATCCAGACTATGATGACGTTGCTGACTGCGGGATTGAGCTGCCTGAACGTCTACCGCTTATGGCGTTCGATAATCAGCCAACGGACAAGCCCTTGAACCTTTCTTTGCTGCACTGAGTGCTACCATGCTACTGACACAAAAACAACTTGAACTGATGCGCGTCGTAATCGAGGCAAACGCAGACGGATCTCCTACGGATCTCGATGAAATCTTGGAGCGTGTAAGCTACAAGCCAACCAAGCAGTCTATTCAATTCACAATCCGCTCGCTGATCGCTCATGGGCTGATCGAAAAGGTTGGGTCTGAGAATCGACGTGGACGCAGGCGCGTTCTAATTTGCCCGACCGACTTGGGTAGACACTTCGCGGGGCCGCGTCGCGCGTTCTCGCTCGTCTCTTCAGAAACCGAGGATGAGGTATTGAGTGAGCTTGAAGACATCCTGTGACTGACTTGAGTTGACTTGGGACCGCCACCACTTTGCGCTATAATATAAATAACTAATTACTTAATGATAAATACTATGTATAGCGGAAACGAACGCGAAGCCCAAGTCACCCAAGTTGGGATGGAATTCGCCGTCGGCCCCGAGACAGACGCGGAGATCAACAAACTTCTCGGTCGCGACTCTGGCTCCTTCGGCGGCAAGCTGTTGCGCGAAACAGACAACGCCGAATGGGAAGAAAGCCCAAGTTACTGCGTCGATGCGGCACTGTGCATGAAGATTCTCGAAGGGCGCAGTATCGTGCCGTTCATCTTACAAACGCTGGATCAATCGCCTAAGAAAAAGCGTAAGCATGTGTTTGTCACCGAGTATGTGGCTGTATTTGAAATGAGCGACACGATCTATGCGACGGTTCCACAACCAACCGAAGAGGCTGCTGCCGCATGCGTGCTTTGGTTTGTTCTCGGAATAAACCATGACTGACTTGATTTTTGTCGGTAAGTCAAGTATAGTGCGCTTCGGTAAATCCTTTCGGTACTTCTCCCCACTGGGCGCGCACCTCCGCGCCCATTTTTTTCGCCTGACGAGAGACCGTCGGGAAGGACAGGGTAGGCATGACAACGAAGACTGAATCAAAAAAACAACGTCGACTTACACCGAGACAATGGGCTGAAGCTGAAGCGCTGTGGGAGTCTGGCGAAATGACGCAGGCTGACATTGGGCGCAAGTTTGGCGTTAACGAACAGACCGTCTATATGCACATGAAGCGCGGAAAGATCAAGCGCGGTGCAAAGGCTGAGGCGCACAAGAAGAAGGTTGCAGAGGAAGTCTCGAAAGCGTCAATAGATGACGCGACCATTACGGCTGCGCGTATTCGCGAGACGAAAGAAGAACACTACAAGATGGCCGCCGGTCTGGCGAAACTTGCTTGGGCAGAGGTTCTGAAGGCCAAGCAAGACAATGCGCCGCTGGCAGTTGCTACAAACAACCTGAAGGCGATAGATGCCGCCATGAGTATTATGACCAAGGCGCGACAGGAGCGGTGGGCCGTTCTGGGTCTAGATCGCGCAGATTTTGTTGATGAAGATGGTCTGCCGGAATTGTTAATTTCGGAGCTGACGGCAGAGCAGATTCAAGCGCTTCGAGATCGCAATGCCGAGTTTGACGAGTTGCCTGACGAGGATCTGAAAGACGGCGACATGGTGTTTGAGGAAAGCTAATGGCTGTCGTCAGACGCAACCTGTCGCTTCATCCGAAACAGATGGAGGTTTACAAGTCGAAGGCACGCTTTCGCGTCGTCGTCGCTGGTCGTCGGTGGGGAAAGACGATGCTGTCGCGCGTACTTATCATCAAGATGGCACAAAAGCCTAAGCGCAAAATCTGGTATGTCGCGCCGACTTATCGGATGGCAAAGCAGATTATGTGGGTCGACCTATTGGACGTAATTCCGAAAAAGTGGATCAGAAAAATCAATGAGACCACACTAACAATCACGCTTGTCAACCAGACGCGGATTGAGCTGAAGGGCGCCGACAAGGCAGATTCCCTACGCGGCGTTGGTATTCACTTTCTGGTGCTGGATGAATTTCAGGATATGGCCGAAGAGACGTGGACTCAGGTGCTTCGTCCGACGCTTGCCGATACGCGCGGTCACGCCATCTTCATTGGTTGCGTCAATGGGCGCACCAAAGTCTTGCGACGCAACGGCGTGTCTGAAATTGGCTCAATAAGTCGTGGTAGCAATGACAAAACACTTGACCGTATCGACATTGATCTTTATGGTCTCGACAGGAAATTTCACAACGCTGATGGGTTTTGGAATAATGGCATTGTTGAGACTAGAAAAATTAAAACACACATGGGTTTTGAACTTGAATCTAGCTTGCCGCATCCCGTCTGGACGATAGACAAGAACGGTAACGAGAGCTGGAAAAAGACGGAAGATATCGTGGTTGGCGATAGAGTTGCAATCGCTCGCGGTATGGAAGTATGGGGAGACCAGAATCCTTTGAATGGCTGGAATGCTCATGTTGAAGAATGGCGTAAGAAATTTTCTGATAAGCGAGGCTCTAAGTCAGCGAGGTTGAGCTTTGAATAATGACATTGCGTACTTTTTAGGGCTGTGGATAGCCAAGGGTTCGTTTGAAGAGAGTGTCGGAAGAGTAACCATCACCTGTGGAGATGGCGATATCGGTGGTGTTCTTGAGTCTGGCGCGATATGCGGCATTGAGTTCGAAAACTCAGTCAAGAGACCTGACCAGTGGTGTTTTAATTCCTATGAGCTACTGGAGCTGATGCGGTATTTGAAAATGCCGCTCGTCAAAGCGTCTGAAAAGTGGATTCCTGATTTTGTGTGGTCTGGTAAAAGAGAGTGGGCGCAGCACTTGCTATCAGGCATGTTTGATGGCGATGGTTACATTTCGACCAAGCGAAATAAAGTCTGCTACACGACTGCATCAAAGCGGTTGGCATCGGACGTTCAGTTGCTATTGACTAATTTTGGAATAATGTCGCGACTAACCTGCGTAACGTCAGCGTCAACTGAAAAGGTAAGCGTGTCCAGCGAGCGGCACAGAGTTGAGATTATAGGCACGAATGTGTCTCTTCTGAAAGACGTGCTGAAGCCGCGTATTGCCAAAAAAGCAATCGCGCTTGATGCTGTGCCTAATAATTTGTTTTCAGGAAGAGACGGTGTATTTGTATTGCCTATTCTCGTTGAGCTAAAAGCGCTTTTGCCTGGCGTCAAGCGCAAAAAACTAGTGATGGCAATTGAAATAGCGTTCAAGACTGGCTCTGACACGACGTATGAAACCATTAGCGACATTCTCGCAGAATCGCCAGAATTGTCTGATAGTTTGCCATTTATAAAGCTCAAGAAATTGTTGAGCGACCATTACTATTGGGATAAGGTTGTTTCTATTGACAAAAGCGAATCAGTCACTTATGACTTCACAATACCGGATACTCATAGCTTTT